ATCTTATATAAAACAACAAATAGAGATGAAGCGCATGAATTAGAATCTTTATTACATGAAATGGGGTTTGAAGGAAAACACGCTTACAATAGTTACAAATAATGGAGGTTACTATAAATACTACTGTAACGTTTGAGAATCTATTAGAATCTAAAAGTAGAATATCGCAACACATTGGTGGAACACGTAGCGGTAAGACATACGCTATTCTTCAATATCTTATCGTAGAATCGCTTAAAACTCCATTGACCATAACAATAGTAAGGAAAACAATTCCATCGCTTAAAAGGACTGTAATAAAGGATTTCAGCGATATTCTGAAAGGGTTAAACATTTGGAGAGAAGATGATTTTAATATTACTGATAGGATATATCGCCTTAATGAATCTACTATCCAATTTATTAATTCGGATGATGCGGAAAAGCTTAGAGGTCTTAAATCGGATATTCTCTTTATTGATGAAGCATCGGAAATAGATGAAGAAAGTTATTTTCAGCTAAGCATTCGTACAACAGGTAAAATCATATTAGCATTTAACCCTACTATATCTCCATACCATTGGTTAAGAAAGATGGAGAACTGCGAGAGATATGTAACAACATATAAGGATAATCCATATTTGCCAAAAGAAATGGTTGATGCAATTGAAGAACTAAAAGAGAAGAACCCTAAATATTGGACTATATATGGTAAAGGTGAATACGCTCCAAACGATAAAGCGATATATGATTTTGAGTTATGTGGTGAGCATGATGGTGATTTCGTTGGCTTTGGGATTGACTTTGGGTTTAGTTCTGACCCTACTGCTTTGGTTGCAGTATATCGCTCAAACGATAGGATATATATTGAAGAACTACTCTATGAGAGAGGATTGGTTACTAAGGATATAGCAGATAAGTTAAGAGCATTGGATATAACAAAGAGTGAGGAGATATGGGCTGATTCAGCAGAACCACGATTGATTGAAGAATTATACCGAATGGGTTTTAACATAAAGCCAGTAACCAAAGGAAAGGATTCGATTAAGTTCGGTATTAACACAATGAAGAACTATAAGATATTCATACACAATAAATCGCAGAATCTTATAAACGAAATGTACTCCTATCAATACGCAACTGACAAATATGGTTATGTAACTGATACACCTGAAGGAGGATTGGACCACTTAATAGATGCAGCAAGATATTGTTGTATGATGAAATTATCACAATCAGCACAAAAGAAAGGACAATATGCAATATCAATCGGAAATTACAGATACTAAAACGTGGAATGAAGATGAGCTTAGAGATTTAATACTCTATGCAAAAGAACTTCAGCAAGAGAATGAGGACTTACGTGCAAAGATTATAGCAATGGATGCGTATGTAAAGAATGGAGATGCAAAAATAAAACAATTAACAATGATATTAAAACAATTTATGTTATGATAAAAGAAATAGAAATAAGCGTACCTACATCGTATGGTGATATTACTCTAAAAAAATGGATAGAGTTGCAGAAGGAAATAAAAAACTATGAAGGTGATGATGATGCGATTACCGCATTAATGCTATATCATCTATGTGGATTAGACCCAAAATATATTAAAGGTCTTTCTATGGATGCTTATAAAACAATACGAACTGAATTAGGAGCATTTATTCAAAACGTAAAGTTGCCACTACAAAGATTTATAAAGATAGATGATGTAGAATATGGATTCGAACCAAACCTATCTAAGATGGCTTATGGTGCTTATGCTGATATATCTAAGTTTAATACAATCGGAATAGATGATAATTGGGCAAAGATAATGAATATCTTATATAGACCTATAACAAAGAAGCAAGGTGAAATGTATTCTATCAAACCATACACAGGCGAAACCGATTGGGAGAAATTCTTAGGTGTACCTATGGATGTACACTTTGGAGCACTTTTTTTTTTATCGAATTTACAAACAAGCTTATTAAATTCTATCCTGAAGTCTTCGATGGAGCAGGAAGCACTACGCAGCATCAGGCCAATTTTGGAAAAAAATGGGGAACATATTCAGCAATTGTTGAATTGGCAGAAGGCGATATTCTCCGATTCGACAAAGTAGTTGAAGAGCCATTAGAAAAATGCCTGTTATACTTATCTTATAAGACTGATAAAAATCAATTAGAAACCATTCTACACAAAGAAGCTCTAAAAAGAAATGGTCTATAATCATTTTTAGTTTTATTGGTGTTATTACATAAAACGGAACTATATTATGGGTAAATGGTCTAACAGCCGTAATGGTAATTTAAGATACTCTGTAAATAGAGAAAATAATAGCGGCATATACATTGGTCCAACACGCGGATTAAGTTCTCCTAAGAACAGCAGAAGAGCTTGTTTATGTTTAGACTCAAATACTTACGATGTTAAGTGTTGTCAAGGTGCGTTAATGCAGCAAGGTATTGGAGTGATTGAATCACCTAACAGAACTAAAGGTGGTGCATTTAGTGATGGATATAGTGATGGTTTCGACATTGTACTAGATTAAAAGAAAAAATAAATCAATATGGCAGAGATAAGCAAACAGGCTCTCATAGTAGAAAATAATCAATCATTCCCTAATAACAACAATGGACAAATTACTCCATCAGTATTAAGGGAATTTAATAGAGACATGATTGATTCCACAGTGAATCAAACTGCGTTTAATAATTACACTCAATCATTCACTGTTACATTTGATGCTTTAAACGCATTTACAGCAAGTGTAGCAGGAACAAACGCATTTACACAGAGTGCTAACACGAGAATAACTAGCTTAGAAAGCTGGAGTTCTTCTTTAGATGTAAGTTATGCATCTCAAGCTGAATTTAATGCATACACACAATCTCAAACCTTATTATCACAATCCTTTGATTTAAGAATAGATAATTTGGAAAGCTGGAGTTCATCTTTGGATACCAATTATACATCACAAACTGAATTTAATTCATATACACAATCTAATGATGCTAAAGTAAATTCATTGATTGCATTTACTTCTTCAGTATTAAGTGTATCAGCATTAGTTCCTTTGAACAATTTTACCGCAAGTGCACAATTAGAAATAAACGCATTAGAAGGGTTTACCGCATCAATCGCTGGTACAAACGCATTTACACAATCTATTCAAGCGGAAGTAGATGATATTCAGGCTAAGACAGGTTCATTCGCAACAACAGGTTCGAATGTATTTACAGGTACTCAAACGCTTTCAGATGCTTCTTTAAATACAGCAACACTTGCTACAATATCTGGTAGTTTAGTATTAGTTGGAAAAACATTTGCATCATCATCTGCAGCATTGGCTCATATATCAGCATCATCGGCAGACCAGGTGAATTTTATATGGAAAGCTAATGCTGGTACACAACGTACTATTGTATCAGGTAGTAATAACATATTTACTAACCCATCTAACGTAACTGCAGGATTTGTTAGATATGTTGGTGGACAGAATAATATTTATCCACTAGCAATTCCATCATTAACAGGCTCCGCAGCATTCCCAATTACTATGGGTAGTAACTTTATGAATGCAAGTGTATTATTAAGAACACCGGTTTCTTCATCAGCATATACGATGAATGGTAACGTAATTTCTAACGTTACTGGTACATCTATTTCATTAGGAACAGCAACAGCTACTAGTTTTGATAAAGCAGTATCAGGTTTAACATTTAGTAATAACCTAATAAATGGAACGGTTAATGCAACTGCATACAAAACTTCTTTATCATCATCTGTTTCTATAACTAATAATAATATTGGTGGAACGGCTACTCTAAATATGGATAGCTCATCTATAAATTTTAGTAATGTAATTGCTCAAAGTAGTTTAACGGTAAACAACTCATATTTTCCAACAACCTTTAATAGTAATACTGCAAACTTTACAATTGGTGGATTATTAAATATTGGTCCTAACTTTATATACGCATCAGGCTCCAATACAACCTTTACAGGTCCACCTAGAACACTTACTGCTTCTGGTTTCATTGGTGGTGGAAACGTAATATCTGCATCTCTAAATGGTGATTTAGCACAAGTTAACTCTACAATACTTTTAGGACAATCGTTAGTAGCCATTGGTACTAATAGTAGACCAACAGCAGCAACAGCAGCAGATTGGGGTTCAGTATTCGCTGGTAGATGGAACTCAATAGATGGTACAAAAGATATGACTGCTGAAACTGTTTTTGCAGTAGGTACAGGTACGGGAACTTCAGCAAGAAAGACTGGATTTTTAATTGATTCAGGTTCGAATACATTTGTAGAAGGTACATTAAATCACCTAAAGACCCAAATACATTATACATAATAATTTAATATGGCTATATCATTAGGAGGCTCTACTGTATCAGGTATGTACTTAGGCTCTACGCCTGTTACATCCGTTTATTTAGGAAGCACTGAAGTATTTGGTCAAGTTGGTCCATTTGCGGACCCGATAGTATCGCAGAGTTTGACATTCTATTATGATTTCAATGATACACAATGTTATCCAGGTTCTGGTTCTAGCGTTGTTGATTTAGTATCTTCGTTAGCAGGAACAATATCAGGTAGTGCACCATTTAGTTCATCAGCAAGTGGTAGTTGGTTAGATTTTAACACAGGTTCAATACCTACAAATGTTGAATGGAAAAATTTAGTTCCATCACAAAGTGCATACACAATTGAAGTTTGGTTTAATAGAACAGTACCAGTAGGTACAAATATGACACTTATTGGTAATACTTTTAATTTCGGCAATGGCCATTCAGCATATACGATTTTGCAACCACAAAATGATTTGTGGTTAATAGGCGTACCTGGAACTTTTGTTAAAGAAATAGATTTAGGTTCATCAATTCCAACAGGTAGTTGGCATCAATTACTGATATCATATCCAGCTGCAGCAAGTGGTTCAATATATATAGATGGTGTAAATACAGGTATAAGCACATCATATACACAAATATATTCACCATCAGGTTCAATGTATGCACCAGGCTCATTAGGAATTAATTTTAGTAATGCAGGTTTTGTAGGAAAAACTTCAATAACTAGAATCTACAAATCACAATTAGATTCAGGGTCTGTAACAAAGAACTGGGATGCACAAAAATATCACTTTGGATATTAAGAAAATAATGATTTTTATAAACATAGATGTTATTAACAATATAAAACAATTTAGACATGAATTCAAAAACTGTATTAAATAAGATATTATCACTTTTATCAAAAGAAGAAGTGGTATTAACTTACGCAAAATTAGCAGACGGAACAATTGTAGAATCAGCTACATTCGATGTAGGTGAAGATTTGTTCGTAGTTTCAGAAGATGGAACTAAAACTCCAGCACCAGACGGGATGCATGAGTTAGCATTAAAAGATGAATCTGGAAATGAGAACTTAATTAAAGTTAGAACTGAAGGCGGTAAAATCGTTGAAAGAGAAAACGTTGAATTAGCAGCTGCTGATGAAGAAACTGTAAAAGTAGAAGATATTCCTCAAGCTGGCGAAATCACTAAAGCAGATGAGAAGCCTGATTTAAAGAATCAAGTTGCAAGTGGTACTTTGAAAATGGCAGAAGAAACTGAAGAAGTTGAAACTATCCCACAAGATGATGAGGCTCCTATGAAAGAAGAAAAAACCGAATCTGAAGATGATGAAGAAGAACCATCAATCGAAATCGAATTGAAAAAGAAGATGGAAGAAATGGCTTACAGAATCGAAGAGATGGAAAAGAAGCTAATGAAAATGGAAGAGGCTATGATGCCACCCGTTGATTCAGAAGTAGCTGAAGAAGAAGAAGGAATGGAGATGAGCGAAGAAGAACTTCCAAAATTAGATGGAGCACCAATCGAAGAAGGATTGAGATTCTCAGCAGAAAAGAATAGTAAAAATTATGGTAAGAAGGTTGTAAACTCACAATCATCTTTCTTATCTAAACTTTATAAGTAAAAATATTTTAAATCATTTAAAAACAAGGAAAATGAAAGCAAAACAAAATTTCGCACTTCCTACAATTACCTCAACTTATGCAGGTGAAGCAGCTAGCGGTTATATCGCAGCAGCATTGTTAAGTGCAAACACTTTGGATAAGAAGCTTGTATCTATCATGCCAAACGTGAAGTACAAATCAGTAATCCAAAAATTAGACGTATCTGGTATCGTACAAGATGCTAGTTGTGATTTCTCAACTTCGGGTTCAGTAGCAATCTCTGAAAGAATCTTAGAACCAAAAGAATTACAAGTTAACTTACAATTATGTAAGCAAGAATTCGTAGATAGCTGGGAAGCTTTACAATTAGGTTTCTCTGCATTCGATGAAATTCCAAAGAACTTCAACGATTTCTTAATCTCTTACGTTGGTGGTAAAGTAGCAGAAGCAACTGAACAATCAATCTGGCAAGGAACTAACATCAATGGTCAGTTCTTAGGATTCGAATCAGCATTATCTGCTTCAGTAGCAGCAGGTGGAGCAGGCGCTGTATTAGCAGCAAAAGATAACGGAACAGGAGCAATTATCTCTGGTTCTATTACTTCAGCAAACGTAATCGCAGTATTAGAAGATGTAGTTGCTACAATCCCTGCAACTGTTTATGGTAAGACTGACTTAGTACTTTATGTAGGTACAGGTGTAGCTAAAGCTTATCAGCAATCACAAGCCGGGGGTGCATCTGGCGCTAATGGTTGGAACAACCAATTTAACGTTGGAGAGAAGCCTTACAACTTCAATGGAATCGAAATCGAATTGAAAAAGAAGATGGAAGAAATGGCTTACAGAATCGAAGAGATGGAAAAGAAGCTAATGAAAATGGAAGAGGCTATGATGCCACCCGTTGATTCAGAAGT